TACAACCACGGGAACAGTGACTGGAGGCGCCTTTAACGGAGGGACTTTCGCAGGTACCACGATGAGCGGGACCACATTCACGGCTGCCTCTGGTTTCACAACCACGGGAACAGTGACTGGAGGCGCCTTTAATGGAGGAACGCATTCAGGAACGACATTCACAGCCCAATCTGGATTTTTCACATCTGGAACCGTTTCCGGCGCAACTTTATATGGAAATGGTGCAAATTTAACAAGTATACAACCAATAACCGGTGGAACTACAAACGCTGTCGCTTATGCTACGGGGGCAACAGCACTCGCAACTGCTCCGGGAATTCTCTTGACTAACCCGACCCTCAGTGACGGTACCGTCGTTTTTACTTGTTCTGGGGATATTGTCGCATTTTCAGATCGTAATATAAAGACAAATATAGAACCAATTCCAGACGCCCTTGCGAAGGTTTTGAGGATTGGCGGGTACACTTTTACTCGAACTGACGGTGGCTCTGAGCGTCGAACCGGTGTGATTGCCCAGGAAATTCAGGATGTCCTCCCCGAAGCTGTTTACACGACTGAAAATGGCACTTTAACCGTTGCATACGGGAACATGGTCGGTCTTTTAATAGAAGCAATCAAAGAGCTGGAGAAAACTGTTCGGGAGCTCCAGAAGCAACTCTAAATTTCCAGGCGATTGTAATTCTCATATCGTTTACATGGCGGGATGGACCAAGACCTCGGTGCCATAAATTTGAATTAAAAAAGATTGCTGAATTTGGAATGGGCTGATAGGATCTCAAAAATTTAGGCAGACGAAACTGAGTTTCGCCACCCCACGAATCAATCTCACAATCTATTAGATTAGTATACAGTAAAAATGTATAAGATTTCGGTTCAGTCGAATCCTGGTGAAACTGACCATCCTGTCCAAACGTCTGACCGTTCGCATATACCCGATCGAGAATGAGTTGGGCGTTGACGGTCCTTTCAATCTTCTCTTTGAGATACTTGCTATAAAATGGGTCATCCATCAGATCAAGGTACCAGAACTTATTCCCTCCTGGCACGGAATGACCGCCATATTTCCATTTTTCCGATTTTTGGATTGAAATTCTCGAAAATTCTGAAACATCCAAAAAGTTAAAGTACTGATCAATCTCGGGCATCTTAAGTGGTGGTTTATCCAGTGTAATGAATTGAGATAGTGCCCAGCGTCCTTCACCGCTGGTCACCTCTGTGACGTGGTGTTTGGTCGACGAAGGAAAGATCAAGAGACAGTTATTCTCTACCGGGACCCGAAAGTCTCCAAAGTAGAGTTCACCTCCCTCGAACGACTTTGGTTCCTTCCATGTGTAATATATTGCCGTCAGAAATGACTGATCTTCGTGTTCCTTGTAATAATCACCTTGACGATAGTAACTCACGAGGGTCGAATCATGGGCGGTCCGATTCAGATACTTGAATAACCAGTGACCCTTGATCAGTTCATGTCGCACCTCTGGTGCAAACACCTTGCGATTTAGGGTGAGAATTGAACTCTTTTCTTTCTGCCCCTGGTAAAACTCATCGAGAAAGAGCCCGTGATTGTCCTTGCGCGGCACCCCAATAAAATTTCGAGCCGACCCGGTAAGTTCAGGTCCGCCCAGGAATCGTCGGAGGGTATTGAGCTCCATATGAATATCATCGACATCAACCAATTCGTAAAAGTTCTTTATTATTGCAAATGCAACGGGTTCCTCATAGAAGCAATACTCCATATAAAAACAAGACTCTTTCTTTTTATATGGATCAATTTCGCCCCCTTTTGTATTTTCTAAAAGAATGTAACAGCACACGTGACGTCATTGTCGAACCGGATTTCATTAACCCAGACGACTTGGTTCTTTTGAAGGGGGCTATCCAGGTCCCACGCACAGCTGAATTCATCTGGTTATATGAAAAGCTGACGGCGTTCTGTAGAGAAGTGAATGCTGTGTTTTATCAATTTCAGATTTCGGGATTCGCGTGTGATCTAAGACGAATATCTGAAGATGACAAGTGGATTCTTTCTATTGAAAAGGGCATAAATAGCACAAATAAGCTCAATATTTTATTGTGTACAGGAACCGGTGTACTTTACATGAACCACGGAGAATATCAGGTGGACCTTGCGCCTGGCACCGTCGTCGTGTTTCCTGCCTATCTCTGGTGGAAAGCTTCGGGGGACGTGCTCGCGTGTCATCTTTCAGGAAATCATTTTATGTGACTATTATAAATGCCCCCATTGCCTTTTATTTGGATAGACTCTCTGCTTTATGATAAAGTTCCAGGATTGAAAGAACTCGATGTACAGCTTGGTGCTGTCAATATTCCCCCTCAGGATGCTCCATCGTATAACCAATCCCTTTATTTAATCAACCTCACGAAAGAAGGAGCAAATCCTCACGTGGTCAAGCAACAGTATATCACCCAACTCGAGGGTAGTATTGTGCTATCGAATACAGCGGTCGGCTCGGATATAACGGCTTTGTACGATCAGAAAATTGCATTGCTCGAGGAGTTCCTGGGAATAAAAAATCATGCTGAATGAATTTCTTCAAGTATACTCATAAATGGTTTGGCGGTATTCGCCTTTTTTAACCACGCAAGTCTACGCTCATCCAGTTTATCGAAAACCTCTTTATGAATTTCCTTCCAATTAGCCCAACTCGGATAGGTCCACTTTTTTAATTCAACCTCATCCGAAAAAAAGTGATTCCAACCAGCTGCAATCGAATGTATTCCAGCCCATGCTGAATGATAATTACCGTCGAATGATGCGGTTGTGAAAGTTTTATCGCAAGGGAAAGATGTATTAGCGATAGACTTCCAGTATTCAGTATCTCGGCGATTACTCAAGGCATAGTGTTGGCATATAAACACATATGTAGACTGAAAACCTTCGTTACAAGAATCGTTGAAACAATCTTTATCAAATTGAGTGGGATTACTCCTTCTACTCAATGTGCGTAATAACTTGCTTACAAATTCATGTGTGAACCAAAGTCCAGTAGACTCCAGTGGTTCGATGAACCCGGCGGAGAGTCCAATAGCTACTACATTCTTGACCCAAATTCTTTTATGCATTCCAGTCTTCATGTGGATCTTTTTGTACTCGAGTTTCTCTGGGTCTCGACCGCTCTTTTTTAGATGTGTTTTGAACTCTTCGAGAGCTTGTTCATCTGTAATAAACTTGTTCGAGTACACGTACCCAGTTCCAATGTTCGACCAAAGGGGAATATTCCAGACCCATCCATTTTCGATGGCGGTGCAGTTGGTCACCGCTTCGAGTTCCCGTTCCTTGTCTATATAATCCATGTGAGTTGCCCAAGCCATGTTGTTTGGTAAAATATCTGAACAATCGTTGAAAGGCTCCTTCAATGCTCCCTCGAGCAACATGGACTTGAACCCTGTACAGTCGATAAAGAGATCCGACTCGACCCGACGTCCATCTGAAAGTTCAAGGTATTTGATTCCATTTTCATCCGTCTCTATATGAGTCACATCTGCAATAATACGCTGCACACCTCGCGGCTCGCAATATTTCTCCCAGAGCCATGGACCAAATTTATTTGCATCAAAATGCAGAGCAAAAGCGTTATGTCTGAACATTGGCGTGTTTCTGAGGAATCTTCCTGTTCGAAAAAGTGCCATACTTGGAAAAAACGTGTCAGGTAGTGACTGGTGTTTTTCAGGTGAAATAATTCGTCGTGCAGCCCAAGTAAGATAATCGTTTTTAGTAATCTCGGGATTACCAAACATATAATAACTTTCGTGATCTGGACCTGTAAATTTTTCAAACCGAATTCCTAACTTATATATAGAATTTGTATCTTTCATCATATCTTCTGGTTCTATTCCGAGAGTCTGCATCCAATCTATAAAACCATCTATAGTCGATTCACCGACGCCAATTTTTGGTATATTTGGCGACTCGATGACTGTAACCTCGGCACCTGGAACATTCACAAGTGTCGTTGCCGCAATCCACCCAGAAGAACCTCCTCCAACTACCACAATTTTAACCATTTAAAATAAAAAATCAACTAATTTTTAAGTAAAGGAACTTTATCAAATATAGAACCCGTCAGTTCATGTTCTTTAATCTGGCAGATAGGACGTTCTTTTGTTTTGAGGTCATCTCTAGACCACGTGACCTGTATCTGTTTATAAATAAAAGGATCCATAGGGTATTTGAATTCGACGAAATCTTCGTAGTACAGTCGAGTGACCATTTGACGTAATTGTGGGAATTGCTGATATATGTCAGGTCGTTTTGTTTTGTTTATACAGGCGATATTGTCAGCTGATCTATTAAATATTCTCTGAAAATCTTGGTTAAAATTCTCTACACGTCCAATGTCCCAAAGGTCACTTATTCGACAAAAATAACACATTGGATTTGTGAAGGACCAATTATACCGACCCGTAAAGATGTTGTTCGCGAAAGTCATGGGTGTATCATGAATCTTCCCGTGGATTAAAAGAAAGTTGTACATGGACTGGAAGCGTGCATATGGGTCCCGGACAAACGCCACAAACCTAAACCCCTCCGTATTTCCAAGATTCTCTTTGATTTGATCAATAGTCGAATGACTATTCGAAAACCCCCAAATTCCTTCCCAATCTACAAGGGTCGAATTTATGGTCGATCCTGCCGTCTTGGGAATATGAATAAAAACCATTTTAGATTCAAAATTCACTAACATTCTATTAATAATAATCACTATTTCTTTAGTTATGAACGTAATCTTGATAATAGGTAGTGGGTATATTGGAGGCGGATCCTGCACCACCAGGACCTATAGAGTTATAACCCTGGCTATACCAACTGTATCCCCAATATCCTCCTTGTACCTGTGTATAACTATAGGCGCCACCGCCGCCGCCGCTGCCCGACCAGCCGATGCCTCCCCCGCCACCGCCGCCACTGTTCGAGGGTTGAAAGGCACCTTGAGCGGCGTTCTGACCAGCTCCTCCGTTTGCATAATATCCCAAACCACCGGAGCCGCCCAAACCGCCTGGTGCACCACCGCCACCTCCTCCGCCACCGTAATAGTAGTCCCCTCGTCCGGGTCCACCGCCACCAGCCCCCCCGAGTATCCAAGAATTATTATACATGTTTATCGCGCTTATATTTGTTCCTACGATCCCAAAATACCCAGTTTGTCCGGCGTTGCCGCCCTGCTGTACATACAAGCCACCGCCCTGACCGCCATTACCACCACTGGCTTGTATCCAAGCTGAATTCTTGAAATAAACTGTTGAACTTGCTGTAGAATTTTGCAAATTAAGAGCTGCACGACTACTACCGCCACTGTAAATAAGAGAGGAATTCCATACGTATGCCTGACCTGCAATTTGTACATCTTTTCCTGTAGTATTGTCCTGTGAAAGGTAGTAATAGTTTTTACTGCGAAACCGATCCATATTACGAGCTTGCCCCGAAACCTGCGTGTCGCCTGGATTCCAATATTTACCACCTTGGGCGCTGCGAATAGCATTAAGTTGAATATTGGTCGTTGCACCAGTATTAAATTGTGCTATTGTCTTTAGAGACACGTTATTGGCAGGACCTTGATAAGTCTGAGACATCTCCTGTTGTTAAGTAAGTATTTTTTAATTATTTCCTTTGTAAAATATAGATATGGAGTCAACTCGTTTAATTTTTGCCGATTCTAGAAACAGGGACATTAAACTGTATCCTACTGGGAACTCGTATACTTTGCACTTAACCACACCCATAAAGAATGTTACCCGGGTCGATCTCGTCAGTGCGCGTGTACCCAATACCATGTATAATCTCACCGAAGGATCAAATGTAATCACTGTGGGATCATCGAACATTTCCCTGAATGAAGGGTTTTATTCAGCTGGGGGACTTTCAGGTGCTTTAACTGCCGCTGTCAACAATGCATTTTCAATGAATTATCTTTCGAACGAAGGTCACTTTATACTTTCAAATGCAATGAGCTTTCAGTTTCGCATAAACTCGTCTGAACTCTCGAACCTTATGGGAATTCCCCAGAGTACTAATTTTAGTTCAAAACTTGCTACGGCACTTGATCCATGCTACTCGGGCACTTATATATTCAAGTCGAATACTCTAATTCACATGAATGCTAACGAATATATATTCCTCGACGTGGATGAACTCAAAACACCGAGTCACATCGACGCAAAGAGTTTGTCCGGTACAACGGGAACAGTTGCTGGTTCAAACATCAACAGAGCTTTTGCTCCCGTCATGATGGACACCCCTTCTGGAGGTATGAAGATTTATCATGAAAATGCAGACTATACAGTATCTGTTGCCTACCCAGAACCTATCAACAGTCTCCAGCGCCTGACCGTAAACTGGTACGATACGAATGGAAAACTTTTAAACTTTAGGGGTTCGGACTATCATGCCTTTATTCTGAGAGCACACGTTCTCGAGGAAGATGTTCGACGCATACCACCCCCGCCACCCCTCCAAGACGTTGAAATTAAGAGAATCGTGGAGGCAATGACAATGGTGCCTCCACCACCCCCAGAGAAGAAAACAAAAATTCCCTGGTTGATTATAGTTTTAGTTTTAATTGCGGCATTCGCGGCATGGAAAACGTTTAGCGGGTCACTGCATACAAGGGCTGGGATGGCTCCTGGATCTTCACGTTGAAAGCCAGGGTCTTGATTGCCATGTACACCACGATGGCGAGCAGGGTGGTGAACAGCGCGCTGAGCAGGTAGTACTGTCCGCCGTTCTTGGACACCTGGACCACCTGGGAGATGATGAAGCGCACAACGTCCATCCATGCGATGGCGCTGGCGAATGAGAAACCGGCGACGATGGAGTTCAGGGACTGCGACTCCAGCTGAAGAGCGACGCTTGACAGAACACCAGACATTTACTATTTGATGCGAAAAAAAATATCAGACGGGTCCCAAGGCTGGACTTCGCCCTGGTCATCTTCAATTTCTTCTTCATAGTCTTCCTCATAGACTATGAAAGAGTATTTCACCTTTGGCTCAAGCTCTTCCTCTGAGTCCATCTAATTTTCTCTCTGTTTGTCTACGGCGGATTTTAACGCACGTTCGGCTGGAGTCTCAGGTTCCCATGCGTCCCACGTGTCCGCACACTCGTTCATCTTGTTCGCCATGTCGTCTGATCCTTCATACCTGACCCACGCTGGGTCTTCCTCGTCCTCTTCCTCCTCTTCCTCCTCTTCCTCATCCGACTCGTCCCAAACCTCTGGATAAATAGGACCAATATGTTTACCTGTCACGTTTCGGGCTGCATACATGAGTCCCATACGCATATCCTCCGCTAGAATGACATCACGCCCACACGCTTTGGCATAGTGAGCTGCAAGGACAGTCGCCGACTCCAGAACGGGTATCATGAGATCTATAGCAGCATCCTCCATTTTGAATTTTAAACCAAAATTAGTTTTAACTAGTGAAAGTTTGAGAATACCATACTGGCTGAAGAATCTTTCACCTGGAGAAAATTGTAATTTATTCCATAAATTCGTATGTACCTGTTTGCCGGGCTGGAGTTTAGGGTAAACTGGAAAATTTGATTCTTAATCTGGGACATATTCACGGCGCCGGTTGGCTCATCATAGAGTTCGGGGTCAAGACTGAATGAATACATGTAAAAAATTCTACTGGGAACGCGGGTATGATACTCGAGAGGCTGAATCACGCGAAGAAATACAGGAATACCCACATCCTTGGATATACGCTCAGTCGTATTAAAATCTAGCACGAGCTGACTAAGTTGTTCGAACGTCGTTCCGTTCGAAGTATATGATCCGTTGGTCGTGTAATCATACCCTAGCGCCGAATCATTTTGAAAAACGAAATAAAATTGTTTTATTGGGTTTAAAAATTCTCCGAAACATTGGATCTGGTTGACGCCCTGTGGTGCAAAAAACTCTTCGCGCTGGACCTGTTCTATAGGATAAATTTGGGGTTTGGAGTTTATGTAGTTGATTTCATGGTCGGAGATGTATGTGTATTCTGTGTCCAGGTACGCATAAAATGGAGCTACTATATTCACGGATGGGTATGTAAAGACGGTCGATGGATTCCATACGATCCGAAACGTCACATCCTCTTTGAATGCACAAAGTGGGAGACCGCGTCTGAATACGTAAAATGGAAGTGGGATAGTATAACCTGGATTCACAGGGACGGGCTGAATGAGGTATTTTCCAATGAGATTTTGGAGTGCTTTCTGTTTTCCAGTTGAAATTGTTAAATCAAATTTGAGTTCGAGGTATTCTCCGTATATTCTCTCGATAAGTTCAGAACCTATGTACAACTCCACGTACTGTATCATAAGAGTCCCAACCGAGTCGAGAACCTGTACCCCGGCGCCCAGATTGGGTGGGAAAACCTTAAGGTACATGTTTGTGATAAGATCACCGGCTCTGGGAAGCACGAGTGCTTTTTCAGCCCCGAAAATGACTGTGTTATCTGCTGGAAATTGAATCCGAATGACTCGCGAAGAAAACAGGGTCTGCCCCACATATTTTTCTACAAAATATGTCACTTCTGGGTCTGAACTCAGATAAATATCCTCTTGACCGAGGTATGACAAACTGGCTCTTCCTGCCATCTCTAGTACATTCTGGGATTAAAAAACCAGTCGCGTAGCGGAACTGACTAAAAATCGTTCGAGTTGAACATGAGTCCGGCAATACCATCCTTTATTCTCAAAACATTGTAGTTTATTCCGATGACTCGTAATTGTTTCGGGCTCGAATAAGCATTGGTATTCAGTCGAAAAGTAACGTCTCGGATACGACTAAAATTTACCTGACCGTAAGGTCGAGGTGTATTTGTCTGATTTGTGAATGAGTACATGTAAAAATTTCGAGTTGGGTAATTTGTATAGTGTTCGAACGGTTCTATAGAGTTGAGATAGAGTGCATCCGTCACGTCATCAGTGAATGCCTCTGATGCATTAAAATTCATAGCCAGACTGTTTAGATCCGAATATTGATAAGGCGTGGTTCCATTCAGTTGCACTATAAAAAAGAGTTCACGAATTGGATTGATAAATTCCAGGTTTAGAATTGCTGATGTAAATTGAGCTGCTAAATCAAACTCCTGATATTGACACTGTTGAATTAAATAATCAATTTGGGACTTTTTGAACCAGTTGATTTCAGGGTCTGCCAAGTAGACGTATTCGGTGATGATAGTCGCAGTCAGGGGTGTAGTTATACTTGACGTGGGTACGGCTGTCAATTCCTGCAAGTTTCTGAAAGTGACGTGAACCTCAACATCTTGGCGCCCCAGTGACGCGAGTGGCAAGTAAAGTCCAGGGTTTTGAAAGAAATAAAATGGAAGGTTTGTGAAATAGGTTCGACCGGGTGGATAAATTTGTGTACTCGTATCGTATTTACCGGTAAGTAATTTGAGTCCAGGTTGGTTTTCATAGGGAACATACAGATCGTTATAAATTTCAATAAATTCTCCTGTCAAGGTTTGAATCGTCTGTCCGCCTATGATCAACTCTGCGCGATCCACGAGCCATGTACCGACCGAGTCATAGTAGTTATAACTGATGGTCGGAATCACGTTTGAAGCAACGGGATAAACTGATATGTACGTGTTTGAATATATACGGGTCGTTGAACCCGCTTGATCAGTTGTTATAGTGATGGGAACATCTGTAGCAGTCTGAGTCACGCGATACGGGACAGTTACAGTATACTGTGGGAAAAGACCACCTATATCAAAGTTATATGTATTGGTCCCGAATGTGATACTTTTCACGTTATCCGACGAGGACAAAACAGCAGTCAACATGTACGTCGCAATATTCGAAAATTGTAAATTACCGGTTGTCTGATTCACGGATATGATTTTGGAATTGGTTCCAGACGGGAGACTGAAATTTGTTTTAAAATTCAGAGGGGTATTAGGTCCTATAGTTTGAACTTCTGTTGAAGGATTAAGCAAAATACCGTTATTGGAAAGCACGGTCTCGTATCCCGTGTACGTCTGAGCTCCTATTTGGGTAATTGAGTAATAAGATGTGTTTAAGATGGTTATAGAATCAGTTGAGTACACATTTGTGTAGTATTTTTGAGTCGTACTTGTAACTATTATAGGCATACTAAACGCGATAGTAGGATCGCGCCCCTGACGAGTCAGGGTAGTGTACGCATAATCAGGGGTCGTCGAGCTCGTGTTCCACACAGAAACATTTGCAACATAATTTTTAGGAGATTGTTGAAGATAAATTACACCTGATAATAACCATGTTCCGGTCGAACTAAATGTCATGGAGTTATCAGCCCCCAAGGTCACTGTTGTGTTCGCAGGCGGTACTATATTTCCAAAAAATGGAACTATATTACTTGTTACTGGAGTATTCGTATTAAACATGTACAAATCATCGACGGGTGTAACTGACAAATAAGTTCCTGTTGTGAATTGGGTCACAGTCGAAGTTGTACTCGCGTAAAAATAATATGTATTTGCCGTATTTGTTACATTAAGGGGTATAAGGAGAGGCATCGAAGGGTCGGGAGAAACACGGAAATCACACGAGTACGCAAATTGGGGCACGATTGGAATACCGTTTGGATAGATACTCTCGTTTGGATCCGAACCGTATGAAATATTGAGGACTGAACCTGTTCCGAGTGAAAACCCAGCACGGACAATATAAAATCCTGCGAGTGAAAACTTAAGACGACCATTTACTGTGACGGCATATGTTGCAACCGTATCTTGGTTTGTCCAGTTGTAAAAATTTATGAAACTCTGGGTAGGTCCCGTTATAGAATACGTCTGACCACCCGTGAGACTCAGAAAAAGACTAGTTCGGGTATTCACCTGTGGCAAACCTGTACTTTGAATCCAGCCCGCTTGTTGGAGAGTGAAATCGGATGGACGTTGATTATATGTAGTATAATTCGCCGTAAGGTTTGAAGGCGCGGCATTTGCCACCAGATTTGAATTTGGCGAAACACTTATTGTATAGATTAGATTCGAAGAATTTGTGGGTGAAACAGTACCCACTTTGGGGTCAAGACCCCAAAATATTCCTCCGTTTTGATCCACTTCGAGCGTTGCACAATTTGAAAATATGAATTGATTAAGAGCATTTGAGTAATTCACATAAGTTGCAAGTTGTGTACTAATCCATGAAGACTGATTATATGTTGAATAATATGTGATGCCCTGATACGGGAGACTAAAATAGGTTCCATTTATGATTATATTCGGATCATTCGTTGCCGATGCGACTATATTCCATGCCCAAAAAGTTCCAGGATCAAAAAGTGGGGGTAAATCAACTTTAAGTGTGAGCGCTCGTATAAGATCTCCCTTTGGTGGAATCTTACATATATTATTTTGTCCATAGACAACTTGCTGATTTTGAAAAGGGATATCATAGGCTTCAAGCACAAAAGGTGTGTGACGCTTATAAACCCCTGAAAAATACGTCACTTGGGGCGATCCTGTGAGATATGCATCCTGTTGTCCAATTGCTGCCAACTGGATATAACCAGCGGACATTCCTACTAAGTTCGCAGAACTTATTTTGCGCCCAAACGCGCCCCAGCCCACCCTGAATTTTGATCGTGTATTTCAGGATGAGTCAGTTGCAACTCAGGCGATTTGACCCAGCAAAAATCGGTGACGACAAGGTGTGTGTTTTCATAGGAAAGCGTGGTACAGGTAAATCAACTCTCGTCACGGATATTCTCTGGCACAAAAAGCACATCCCTGCAGGCATCGCTATGTCAGGTACTGAAGATGGAAACGGTCACTATAAACAGTTTATCCCTGACCTATTTGTGTATGGGGAGTACAGACGAGATGCCGTTGAAAAGCTCCTCGAGAGACAGCACCGGCTCGTCAAGACTCTCGGAAAGGATAAAGCTCCTTCGGTTTTTTTGCTCATGGACGATTGCATGTACGACAAAGCTTTCATGAGAGACGACTGCATGCGCCGCCTTTTCATGAATGGTCGCCACTGGAACATCTTTTTCATGCTCACGACCCAGTACTGTATGGATATGCTTCCGTACGTGCGAACCAATGTAGACTATGTTTTTGCTCTCCGTGATAACGTCAGGCAGAACCGTGAAAACCTTTACAAAGCTTTTTTCGGTGTTTTCCCAACCTTTGACCAATTTTGTCAGGTAATGGATGCCTGTACGGAGAATTACGAGTGTATGGTCCTCGACAATACATCAAAGAGTAATAAGATTTCAGACTGTGTGTTCTGGTACAAGGCTCCTATCCGTAAAAACTTCAGGGTAGGCGGACCCTCCTTCTGGCAATATCACCAGCGCTTCTATAACCCACGCGCCGCGAATGGACCCCAGGGTAATGTAGCTGAACCAAAACGACGAGGGGAAACCGTCGTAGTCAAAAAGTCGCGGTAGCCAGCTCTACTTAATTTCCATTTAAAATTCAATAATGGCTGGTGTCATGACCTATGATCCGAGCGTAGACACTATCATGTCAGCGATCCCCCCACAGGAACCTAATTTAAATGAAGAAATAGCGCGTGCCGCCCTTAATCGGCAGGCGACTGAAAATAAACCGACTGGACCTCCAACTGGTCTTTTGAGAATGCCATTAAATGAGCCTGAAAAAGATGTTGTGGAATCTCAAATGGCAGATTTCGCAACACCTATTGAGGAGGTC